ATGGCCTCGACTTGCCCCATGTCAAACTCTGCACCGGTCTTGCTGACGCTCTGGAGTTGGTCGTTAAGCCCAATGTCCATCCGGTACGCCTTTGGCGGAACCAGATTCCCAGAGGCGATGAGTTCGCCAACGCCGATCTTGTCAGCGACATTGTTGAAGACCGCGGTTAACGCCTGCTTGTCGCCGCGCTCTGGGGTTGCCGTAAGCCCCAACACGACGCCCTTCGGGGAGCGTTCGCGGAACGTGTCCACAATCCGCATATAGGTGTCGGCCGCCACATGGTGACATTCGTCGATGAACAGCCCGGTCATCCCGCTCGGCATGGTTGCCAAGTTGGATGGCCTGCACAGCGTCTGAACCATTGCGAAGGTCGCGCCATCCGACCAAGCCTTGCGTTCGGCAGTGTACACGTCGGTCTTCTCCGTCGGGCAGTACCGCTTGAAGGTGTCCTTGTTTTGCTTAACCAGTTCGTCGCGGTGTTGAATGACGAGAACCGGCCCGCGTTTCACGAACGGCGCAAGGATTGCGCTGCCCATGACTGTTTTGCCTGCGCCAGTTGGCGCAATGCCTAGAGTGTTGCCACACTCGTTTAGTGCGGCGATGCAGGCGTCAACAAACTGCGCCTGCCGTGGACGTAAAATCATAAGTGCCTTTGTTTCACTGCGCCAAAATGAAAGCGCTGTTGCAGGGTCTCCCTGCACACCATACGGCTTGGATTTGCCGTAAGGTTTACCTCAAAAAAGGGGGACGAGACAACCATTATTGCCCCGCCCCCCTACATCCCCAAACAAACTCCTGTGCTACTTCAACCAAGCAGGTTTCTTGCCAGCTGTCGCAGCTGCTGGAGCCGCTGCCTTCGCTGCTGGCACCGGTGCGGGTGCTGGTGCGCTGCCTTCGGTTGCCTGCGCCCACAGCTTGTGCCCGTTGCTGGCTGGATTCGGTGAGCCCCAGTCAGCGATGCTGTTACGGTCTGCACGCCCGTCCTTGCCCTTGTCGATGCCGACCTTGATGACGACGCCAGCGCCGTTAATCGCCTCGATGATGTTCAAAAACTCGCCGTCATTGAACTGCTCGTATGACTCTGGGTGCTCTGGGTTGAACACGCCCTTGCTCTCAAGGATACGGGTAATCGCCCCAATGCCCATCTGGCGCCACACCTCACTGTTGTTGGTGTCGAATGGATTGCAGAGCATCCCGAACACGCGCCGGTTGTTGTATTGGCCACCTTGAATGGCGAGCTCAATTGAGACGTAATCGCCGCCGGTGGACTGACTGCTCTTGCGCTCCTTAACGACAAGGATTGCCTGTGCCACTGTCCCTTTTGGGATGAGTTCCATCTCTGTTGAGCCGACGTTTGTGCTTTGTGCGTTGAACATGATTTCTGATTTTGGTTAGTTTTTCTGAGTGGTGTCGATACGTTTGCCTGCGCGAATCTTGGCGAGCACCTTCCCAAGGTCAGCGGGTTCCTGAAGCTCAAGCGTGCCTGAGCGGTCTTTTGCGGGATAGCCCCACGGGTTTTGCTGGTGACAGACGAAGGCGCGGTACTGGGACTTGTCCTCGGCCTCAAAGTTCTGAAGCGTCAGAACGAGGTCAAAGATACCAGGCAACTCGCGGCCCGTCTTCGAGCCCTCGATTTGAACGTCCCAGTACTTGCGTTTGAGCTCATCTTCCTGCTGCTCCAGAATGCCAACGAGCACCACGTTCTTGTGGCAGTGCTGGAGTTGGGTCACCCACCGGATCATCTCGCGTCCAAGAAGCCCGTAGGCTCCGCGGATGTCGGGTTTACCGGTCTTCTCGCTGAATGCGTCCGGCTGTGTCTGGCACCACGCAAAGCACATCCGGCTTGCCACGGTGATGGAGTCAACGAACAGCGTCTCGTACTGCTTGTGATTGTCCGGTGAACCGAAGGCTTCGCACACCTGCTTGTAGGCAGCTGCACTGTAGCTGCCGTTGGCGTCAGCTGGATCAGGCCCGCCAAGCCAGAGAGCGATGGCTTTTGCCAACTCCCACGGGTGCGCCGCCATGTCGTTAGACGTTGCCCGGATATCCAGAACATCCCCTTTCCAGTCTTTGCCAAGTGCCAGCGTACCGGCTTCAAGGTCAACAAACAGTGTGGTCTTGGCGTCCAGCGTGCGGGCTTGGTAGGTCTTGCCGACACCGGCAGGGCCGAACACAACCGCCTTCACGCAGTCCGACGTGCGCTTGAGACGCTCGTCCGCTTTGATGATTTTGAGCGCCATTACTTGAAGGAGATTTTGGGTTCGCTGTACTTGGTTGTGCGGGCGTCGAGAACACGCTTAAGGACGCTCTCGTCCCCAATCTTCTCAATCATCCGCGCCGGTACGCTCATCTTGGTAGCGATGAGCTGGCGAGCGTCATCGAGCGGTAGCGCCTCCCAGAGCGACTGAAGTTTGCCCTGATCCCAGAGGTAAGTTGCCTTAACCTCGTAGGTGAGCTTCACGTCGTCGATGGTTGTCGTCAGTTCCCCGTGCCCTTTACCGGACTCGGCCAGCTTGTTCTGGAGGTCAGCGCCGACCATGTTGAGGGCAGCCTGCTCCAGTGCGGTTATCTCGTCCTCAAGGGAGGCGATTTTGGTGTTCCGCTTCGATATCTCGAAGCGTATTTGTTTCAGTGTCATTTTGTTGTAGTTCAGTTTTCAGTCTTGGGCACATATCTTCCAGACGGAGACTCCAGCCTTCCTTGTGCGCGATGGAGACCAACGCGCAGAACTTATCCAGCGGGATTTTCCCCTTCTCGATCCACTTGGCCAGCGTTCTCGGCTGAACAAGCACACCGTGGAAGAGCAACTTCTTCCAGAGGTTTTTGACGCCTCCGAAGCTGTTGACCACGCGCCGACCGTTGATGGTGTAACTCATGGCGCCGCTGACTGTGCGCGAAAATCGTTCGCGCTGCAATAGGTTTTTTCATTTCGTCGTAAGACGCTCTGCCGTAACGTCCAACACCCATGGAACCTGTCTCCTCCAGCGAACTTGTTGCGCGATTCACCGGTATTCACAACGCTCCCGCGGGGCTTGTGACGCTTGCTCCGAAGGTTTACTCAGAATCAGGCCCGATTGCGACCATGGGAAGCGCCATGCCGCCGGACACGATTATCCCCAAGGGCGCAGGGATTTACGATGAAAACGGGATGCTTCCAACCATTAAAGGCAAAGGCCTTGAGTTCATCGCTTACGCTTAGGCTCAAGTGCCTTCTCGAACAACTCGGCTTCTGCATCGCGCCGACGTTGTAAACTCTTGGTTTCAGGCCACAACCGCTTCATCGACCGCATCAGCGCCGGTACGTCATAGAATCGCCTATCGCGCATAGCGTTCTGGATTCCAAGCATCTCAGAACGCCTGCCTCCTAAGAGATCCATTCCTCGATTAAACACCAGCGAGATGAGTGCATCCCGCGCTTCATCCGGTAAGTCTTCGGCTTGCGGGTAGATGCGCAGCATCTGGAGGTAGAACTTCGGCACCGTGTTGTTCTGGAAGACCTGTACGGCTTTTGTCCACAGGATCACGATGCTTCGCATGGCTGGAGAAGCGTGCAGAAGCTCGCGGGCAGCCTTGGCTTTGACTCCGAGGGCAGCGGTGAGCGCAAGGTAGTCAGATTCGGGGAGAAGTTCCTCCCACGCCTCTTGGAACTGTTGCGGCGTCGTGTAGCCCAAGTCGTAGCCAATACCGATGGTCACTCCGCTTTGCTCCCCAGGCCACGTCGGGCTCTGAAGGAACTTGCGGTAGTACTCCTCACCGCCGCCCACCTCAAAGTCGAGTATGAGCTTTAGCCCTGCGTCAGAGAGTTTCATGTCAGTGCCGCTCGCCTCCAACGCGTTCCGCCAGCTCCGAAACCTTTTCCCACAGCTTCGATCGGTCAATCTCGCAGTCCTTTATCTTGCTGGCCAGCCACCAGATGGCGATACCCATGGCCGCTGCAAGCGGCCCCTGTGAAATAATGGCATCGACCATCTTGTCCATTTACGGCTTTTCCTTTCTGAAGATGTTAATGGCGGAGTACACGCTCACACCGGCGGTCAAGATAGCGTCTGCTTGGTCGGGTGCAACACGAACTCCAAAGACCGTGAGGAGACTGATGATTCCGCGCCACGTCGATGGCTCCAGCAAGCGAGCAAGGATGTATTTCATGGTCAGATATTTAATGCTGATTTCAAATCTTCAACGCTGCTTGAAGCGTCAATTTGGACTTGCATTTGAGCGTACTTTTCACGGATCAAAACGCGAGCAGCTTCAGCTGTCTCAAACTGCCCCGGTATCTGTTTGGCAATAGCATCGTCGTATGGAGCGAACTCAGCGGCTCTTGCATCTCTGCGAATGTCGTGAGCGATACCCTTAGCTTTATCTATATTAATTGTAATCATTCGGTGTACTCCCAAGCATTTCTAAATGTTCTATCTACTGGAATCTCAGAGATATCCACAATCTTAAAAGGTTTTCCTTGAGGAACATCTTTGACCGCAATCTCCTCAATAGTCATGTTGCTGTTAAGAGCCGGATAAACAACACACACCGTGCCGTTGTCTTGATTGTAAATAATGCATTTTGACATATAACTAGAAGAATACAGCGAAGTTAATTTCAGAGTCTCTATATGTGGCTGCGGTTGCAGAAGTTACAAGTGTTGAATCAATGTCAATATATGAAGGCGACGTTCTGTAAATGCAGGTAAGATTGTTTACAAAAGTTCCGCTTGCATTTTGGAATCTGTAAGTAGCTATGCCAGACCCACCGGATAAAAAAGCAGCGCTTGATGATAAATATACACTGTACGCCCCAACGCCTCGATCTGCAAGACTTGAACAACCATAACTGTCAAGCATGGATATGTTTAATGTAACATTGCCTGATGTTGACGCTGATGTGGGTGATGTAACTTGAAATGAAGTAAGCGATAATAAATCGCCTACAGTATAAGTTCCGCTGACTGCCGTTCCTGATGAAAATGTAAGGCTTACAAGATTTCCAGTCGATAAACCCGCAAAAGCGAACAGGTTTATTGTTATGATGTTTCCAGATTGCGTGTATGTCCCACTGACAGGTAAACCGACAAAATTACCCCACGCACGCACTCTGGTTTCAAGTGGCGACCAGTTTTCAACAAACTGTTTTGTTGCAGCTTGCAAAGGCTGTGTTGGGTCACCTGAGAGGGTCAACAGTCCACTCATTGTGTCTCCAGTTTTAGCTACTCCAGCTGTCGTCTGTGTCGAAGCGTCCGAGAATCCAACGCCAACTGAAGCCAAGTCCAGCTTGCCGGTCATCGTCCCGCCGGTTTTGGACAGAAAGTTGCCAGCTGCAATGCTTGAATCGACGTACTGCTTTGGAGCTGCCTGAAGGTTGAGCGTTGGATTGCCGGGAAGAACAATCGGCCCAGTCATTGTTCCGCCAGCAATGTTCAACTTGGTAGCAAGTCCGTCGTCGATGTCTTGCTGCGACACTTGTGGAGGGATGCTATCGGAGGAGTACACCATCTCCCCTTTTGAATCGTTTACAAGGATCGAAAAGTCTGTTGCTGCGGTGTATACCCTCGAAGGTGTTCCTGAGCGCGAAAAGAACCCGTTCAGCGTGCGAAATGGCTGCGCAGCTGGCTGCGTCAACGCCTCATCCCAATACACTGCGATTGGAGATGTGACAGGATTCAGGTTTGCGGTTCCGATGTAGACGTACCCGTTGTTTAGCGGTGCTCCGTCTGTGTCGAAAAACGTCGTGTATGGAGAGACGATGTAGGCCATGGCAGTTTACTTCTTTTCCTCAAACTTTCTTTGGGCGTAGAACTTCACATACGGACGCAGGTTCCTGACTGTATCCGCGTTAGTTCCTCTGAGAAGCTCTGCTGCAAGTCTTGGATTTGTCTGGGCTTCAGCAAGGATTTGCAGCGCGGCTCTTGAGGAATCACCCCTGTAGGTCATTGTAAGCAGATTCGCAATCGAACCGAAGATTTTATTGACCGCTGAGACTTCATTTGCGCCCATGCCTGTTGCAATGCGCTGCAATGCTCCAAGAGCGTTGTTCTTGTTGATTTCAGAGAGCGAGTCTTTAAGCGAAGTGCGCAGCGCGGTCTGAGATTGTCCGGCAGTTGCTCTTCCAGCTCGCGCAATCGTCTCGTACTGGCGACGAATGATGTCGAGCGCACGCATTTCTCTTGAGTTTGCTCCGTAGACAGCCTCAAGCACTTGTCTAGGCTCGCCTCCTTGCCGAAGGAAGTCGTTCATTCTACCGGCGAGCCCGCTGAACTCATCGATTGATACCGGCCCATCAGCATTAAGCGTCGTCTCAACACGCGTGCTAGAGCGTAATTGCTCGTTGAGGTATTCGCTTACTGCGTTTCTAAAGCCTTGAGTTGCTTCTGGGTTTCCACGCAACTCGCGCATCACTGCCGTTGCTGTTTCAACCGGGTTGCCTGAATCAAACACCGATTGAACAGCAGACTGGACTGAACGTCCAAGGATGCGGTTTGCTGCGTTGGCTTGGATGCGTTCCTGTTCGGTTCTGAATGTTTCACGCGCAGCTCTTCTTCGCTCTTGCTCAACCTGAATCTCACGCTGTCTTGCACCGGTCTCTTGCGCTGTCCTCTCTTGGCGCATTGCACCAACTCGCTCACGAGCAGCACCTCTTGCTTCAGTAGCCGCCTCAACGCCTGCTCTGGCCTCACGAACACCGGCCTGCGCGTCACGCACTGCCTGCATCGCTTCAGGGAAGACTCTAGCAAAGTCGCGGTTCTTCTGATCCATGGCCCAGTTGTCCATGGCGGTTGTGGTCGGAGATGCTCCAACCTGTTCAGCAAACTTGTCAACGAACCACTGGTTAATGGCGCTGAGCGCGTTTTCATCGCCTTTTACTGAGTCACGAAGCTGCAAGAGCGATTCCTCGTTCTTGGTGTAGGCGTCGATGGTCTTGCTGTTGACGGTGGTCTTGCTGGCTTCTGGAGCGACAACTCCAGCCGCAGGCCCGTCAATGTACCGCTGTGCGTACTCAAAGTAGAGCCTGTTGGCATCACGGAACAACTCTGACGCCCTTCCAGCAGACTCCAAGTCAGCGCGAAGAGCATCCTTTACCTGTTGAAGCCATCCCTTGAATGTGCGGTTGTCCGTGTCCGATAACTCACCAGAGATGTTTCGGTAGTTTGAATCAATATCCTCAACCCGAAGCTGTCTGTTAGGATCAGGATTGTCAACGTATGCATCAAGCATCCGCTCGATGTGCCCTGGAAGTCTGCCAATTCCAGCCTGCCGACGCGCTCTTGTTAGAGCATCGATGGTGTTGGTGAAGTTGACGGCAAGCTCACCTGTTTCTTCCCTTGCTCTACCATACGCTCTGTCAACCTGAGCTTTTTCTTCAGCGGCATTGCGTTGAAGAACTGACTCAACCGTTCTGCTAAAGTCTGCACGCGAGCGCCCCTGCTGCGCCTGTGCGAACTGTCCAAGCGTGCGCTCAAGCGTTGCCCTGCTAGCGGCCAAAGCGGTCTCTGCGTTGAGAAGACCGTTTTCCGCATCAGCAAAGTTCTGTCTGGACTGCGCTACAGCTTCCTCAAAAGCAGCCAAAGCCCGCTGATTACCGGCTGCAATAGCATTCTCACGGGCCGCTTCAGCAGCGCGAATCAGATTGTCATGCTGTTGCTGGATAACCGCCTGAGCTTCCTGAATGCCAGCTGCCCCTTGCGGCGCCAAGGCTTGCCCTAAATCGCGTGCAATTGCTGCCCGTGACTGCTGACGCACTTCGCGAAGTCTGGCACCTTCCTGCGAGTTTACAAGGGCTTCCTGAAGCCCAAGCAGACCTTCGTTGCCTGACACCTCGCCAGCGAAAAGTTGTGCGCCCGGACTCGTTGCTGTTCCTGTCTCGATTGCACGGGCAGCTGCTTCGATGCGTTGCGGAACTTCCTGTGGCGTTTGCGCGGTTACACCGGCGAACTCGCGCATGGTGCGCTGCGCAGACTCGCGGGCGGCAATATCGGTGCGCTGCGCTCTGGGCGTCATTATCGCTCGTCCAAGAGCCGTTGGACGCGTCACAGCCCCAAGTGCGGCGCTTTCAATGGCGCCATTGAGGATTTCTTGTCCAGATGGAAGCCTGCCGTCCAGCGCCGCTGAAGCAAAGCCACCGGCAGCACCGGCAGCTGCTCCAATGGCAAGTTCCTGAGCCATCAATCTTCTGGCAGCTCCTACGGCCTGCGGAGTTCCCATTCCAGCCACATTTGCAAGTTTGCCTACAGAGGGAACACCCATCGTCAGGGATGGTGCAAAACTTCCAGCCGTGCGTGCCGCCGATGTCAGTCTTTGCGATTCATCAAACGCCCGCTGCGCGGCCTGTGCTTCTGTTTCAGGCAGCAACTCCTGCTGGAGTTTGCCAGCTACAGCGCCACCGGTAACCGCGCCTCCGATTGCCCCCACTGGCCCCATCGTTCCGCCAAGGAATCCGCCAACCGCCCCACCAATTGTTGGAACAATCTGTTCGGTAGCACCGCGGGCCGCAGCCCCCAGCATACTCGGCTCTTTCTCCTGCTTGTACTTCTCCCATGCGCCAGCAAGCGTTGGCGAGGCTTGTGGATCAAACGAAGATGCGATGTCGATGCCGCCTTTGGCTACAAGGTTGTCGAAAAAGTCCCTTGTGGACTTGCTGCCAGCTGTCTTTTTGAACGACTCAACTTCCGTTGCGGTTGGAGCCTCGCCGGTCTGCGCCTGACGAAGTTCTGCGATGAGTTCCCGCGGTACGTTCTTGTTCAGATTCGCTTCTTGTCTTGCTGCTTCACCATAGAACGGTTGCGGCTGTAGTTCTCCCGGAGGTTGCTCGATGCCGGATGTTCCAGCTGGAAGAGCGGCTTCTTGACGGGCGCGATCCTGAGCCTGTTTGAATTTTACCAATTCCTGCGCGAAGTAAGTCGCGTTTTCGGTATCTCCATTCTCTCTGGCAAGGTCAAACGCCTTCGCCAAATCTTCTACCGTTGCCATTTTCTACTTACCTCCTTTCCGAAGGTATTCTGCTGCTCTTGAAAAAGGATCTGTTCCAACTTCAGTGGAATCCTGTTTTCCCAAAATGTTCTTTGCCAGTTTGGTCTGAAACTCGCGTAGCGTTTCACCTTTAGCCACACTTACGCCTCCAATCTCCGTATCAAATTTAGCAGCCCCATTCCCAGCAAACTTGGAAACCCAATCAGCTTTTGCGCCTTGAAATTCCGCTGCCCGTTTTGATGCGTTTGAGAGAGATGTGAGATAGTCCTGCAATATCTCTTTGCTTCCAAATGCACTTGGAACAGTACTCAATGCAACGCGAACATCTCTGTCTGACATTGACCCCTTTGCAACACTAGCCCATTCGGTAAGAGCTTGCTGATTCACAAGTTGTTTCAAATCTCTTGTGAATGAAGCAACGTCTTTTTCATTCCCAAGCAAAACGCTAAACCAGTTCTTGATTTCACCAAGTTTACCGGTTGGCCTTTCGATTTGAGAAAGTTTTTCTGAAAGCATTGATGCCTTGTTCGACAACTCCTGCATCTTCTCGTATTGACTGGTTGCGTTTTCAACAATCTTCATTGCTGCAACCGGAAGATTCCCAGTGGCTTGCTCTCTGTTTGCTTGAGCCATTTTTGCAGCCGTCCCAGCTTCTTTCTCAGCGAGCGCCTGTGGAGATGCCTCTTTGTAGAAGCTGGTGAGAATGTCGTTGAACTGTTTTGTCGCCTTCTCATCACCAGCGCGAAGCATCAGCGTTTGACCCATGAGCGCAAAAGCAGACGGTGTAGGATTGTCTCCGAGCGTCTTTATGGAGTCATTGAGCAGTTTGCCCATCTGCTGGTAGCGAGCATCCTTTGAGTTGCTGTAAGCAGCTGCCTGCTCCTTCATCATATCTAAAGCAACATCAGTATTCCCAGAGATACCAGCGTTTGAAACCTTGAGCGCAGTATCAACAAGCCCCTGTTTTGCTGGGTCTGGAAGCGATGCCAAGAGTGCATCGAAACGCTTCCCTTGCTCAGTATCGAGCATAAGGCTGCGTGCTGCCAGCTTTCGGATTGCTTCTGGTTCTGGGTTGTTTGGATCAAGTTTGCTGTAGGCGTCTCCAATCTTAATCGTCTCAACCTTCTGCACTGCATCCAGCGTGCCCTTGTCTAGCATTGGTAAAATTGGGGCAAGAGAGCTCAAGTCTGCGTCTGGATTTCGACCATACTGCGCAAGCTCATTGGCAATCATGGTCTGGCGCTCTTGATTCGCTACCGCTGCCTGACGTTGCAAGTTGTATAACTCGGCAGCGCGTCCAGCCGCTGCTGCACTCTGCGCCATCTGCTGTTTCTGCGCTTGAATGCCAAGTTGTGCGTGCTCAAGTTGGTATGGCGCGAGTGCCGCTGCTTGTTCGCGCTGCGCCTGTGCCGCACGCAACCCTTCAATGGCCGATAGCCCTTGGATAAGGTTCCCGCCAAACATACCGGTGTTCGGCTGTGGGATGTTGATGCCGTAGTTGAATTCAGCCATAAAATTATACGTTTGTTGACATGAACCCTGCCTGAGCGCCTTGTCCGAAGGTATAATCTCCAGAACCAAATCCAGATTCAAAGCCTCCACCTCCACTCCCAAGCATATTCAGGAGAGCATAGTTCTGTAGACCGCCTGAAATGGCGCTTCCGATTCCAGCAATACCCTGCGCTTGCGCTTGTCCAGCGCCCATGATTCCAGCTGCCTGAGCGGCGCCTTGAGAAGCCAAAAGCCCACTGATTGCATTGCCGCTCTGCGCAGCTGCTCCAGCCTGTCCTGCTGCCGATGCTTGCCCAAGACTAAGCAAGTTCTGAGCGCCAGCCTGTCCGACGCTTGTAAGACCGGCGAGGCGCGCGTACTGCTGATCAATGAGTTGGTTGAGCAGCTGTGGACGATACCGTGCCAGAGCCGATTGCGTCCCTTCTGATCCTCTACGACCGGTAGCTGAAGATGCGGCGAGAATCGCCTCTTCTCCTTGCTTGGCGAGCTCTTGGTAAAGCGGCCCCTGTTCAATCTGTTGAATGGCTTGACGCTGCTGGTCAATGCCCATCTGCTCGTACTGCTTGTCTTCAAGGATAGGCTTTAACAATGCCTGCTGCTGTTCATAGCCTTGCGATTGAAGTGCTCGGATGTTCCTGTCGCTTTCCTGCTGGAACTGAGCAATCAAGTCCTCACGCGCCTGATTGACTGCCATCCTGCCTTTTTGACCTTCAGCAAGCGTTGGATTCTTGTAAGCAGCTGATTTTTTGAACAACTCAAGTTCCTGCTCGCGGTTGCGAACATACTCATCGATGTTTGCTTGATTAATCTGCGAGAGTTGTGCGAACTGCGGCGACCTTTGCAGGTTAAAAATAGCCTCCTGACGGGCCGCTTCGCCGCCAAGACCGGTGAGCGCCTGCAATCCGCGAATAGCTCCAGGGCCAGCTTGAATGTACGGCTGCGTCAAATCGGGACTGCCTGCTTGAACGTATGGCGCAAGAATCTCGCGAATAATATCGAACTGACGACGTTGTTCTTGAATAGCAGCATCCTGACCTTTTGCCTGTTTTGCAGCTGCTGCTTTTGCTGCCGCGGAACCTTTGTTTGCCGCATAAGCAGAAGTTGCAGCAGTTGCTGCAGCTGCAGCTAATATAGCTGTAGATGTTGCAATAGCCATACGTTTAATTTAATTTTTTAATGTAAATTGTTTCATGCGGTTCGTATCCAATTCTTTTCAAAATCGAACTGAAATCCTTTTTCACAGTTACATTTTGTGTAACAAAAACAACTCCATCATTTTTCAACATTTCATCACACCATCTTAAAAACTTCACGGCATTGAATCCGGATCTAACTGATGGATGCAGATACATTGAATCATGTTGAGCACTAAGCACATTGTATTGTGGATGATTCATTGATGTGAACACATTGTAACCCATCAATTTACCATCTTTTCTGACGCAAAATGTTTTAAGCAAACCTGATTGATCAAGATTTTTGTAAAGTTCTTTTGGTATTCTGACTGAAACATTTTCAAGAACTCCACCAATCTCTTTGTTGTGCAATTCAGCTAAAAATATCGCTTCCTCAGCAAGATCATCTGTAAATGATTCTCTGGAAAAAGTTATTCCATTTTTCGTAGCTGAATCCATCTGTTACGTCACTTCCCTCCCAGAAGCCATGATGGTGATTGCTGACGCTGCGCCAGCGATGGTCGAGATGATTCCACCGGGCTCAAGGATTTGCCCTACCAGTTCTGGGCAGGTGTAGGTCTCGCTTGGAGTGATTGTCTTTAGCGCAAGAATCCGGTTAGCAAGAGAAACTGACGAGCCCGGAGGGATGAGATTCACGGTGAACGAAACATTCGCGCCAGAGTTGTTTGTAGCCGTAAACTTGTCGATGATACACTTGCAGTTAGATGCCGTGTACTGAGTCGTCTGAACAGCCTCAATCTGTTTTGAAGGAATGATGTTGCGGACGTTAACGGCCATAGAGAGGGACAGGTGTTACAGACAAAATGACAGAAGGAATCTCTGGCACCGGTGGGGCTGCGGCAAAGGCTTGGATTGTCACGTCAATCGTATCGGTTGACCACATGAGCTCCAAAAAATCTCCCGCTGCCATCTTATACACGAAGTTCCATGCTGCAACAGTTTCCGCATTGTTTCCTTGCAGGCGAATCTGGGTGGCCGAGTTGGCCTGATCCAAGCCGTTGATTCGCGCCCACAGGTAGAACAAGCCGATACCTCCAAATGCCTTATCGAGCTGCATGGAGAACTGAAAGTTGTACACCCCTTCAGAATCAACGTAAATGCGGCTTGCAGGCGTTCCAATGCTCACGCCAAGGCTCAGGTCAGTTGAGTTGAACGTGATCGCTGTTGCGGTGTTTATTGCCGCCGCCGTCTGCGTTGTCGTGTCATAAAAAGTTCCGTAGCGAAGATTCCTCTGCTGCTCTGGAACCGGGGCAGTTACTGCCAACTCAACCAAGTTGGAGAGTCGCTCGATTGAATCAAGCGCCTGCTGTGCGCTTGCCTGCGCTCCTGCTGAGTCGAACTCATTGCTTACTGTCGCGTCAGGTACGCTTGCAAAGAGCTGCTCAAAAGCTCTTATCGACCGTTGGTCGGGGAGGAACTTTGCGAGGTCATTCCGGTTGATGTTGATTCTGTTGGCCATCACCAAGCAAGCGGTTCAAGGCGAGCATCTAAGCGTAACATGGACATATGCGCGTCAGATGATCCGCGAAAGCGGTACGTTCTCCAGTCCGCCATACGGCCATTGCGCATCCATGTAAGACGTTTTGCGTACTCGCCAACCTTTCCGGCTTTGATTCCACGCTCCTGACTGTAACTCATCCCATCTGCTGAGTACGAAGCGTATATCGTCGAATCAACGCCAAGGGCAACCCTCCCTGTGAGCGCAACAAGCTCAAGTTCGTGAAAGATGGCGCCCTTGCCTTCATTGTAAAAGATTTGAGTATCAAACTGCCAGCCAACCAATTCGCCCCACACGGACGACAAAGTCTGTGTCGTCGTTCCAAGACGGGCAGTTGTCGCATCAGCACACACCCACTTGTCATACACATACACAAAGTTGCGTGCTCTGTACTGATTGTTTCCGACAAGCCCAGCAGATAAAACCATCCATACAGCCTCTTGCGCAATTTGAGATGCTGTTCCGTCGTACACAAGCGTTCGGTCTGGCAAATGGATATAAAGGTGATTCAGCCCATCGTGGAACCGAGTCTCACAGATAACGTCAGACAGAACATCTTCAGAGTAAGATGCAAGGATTTGGTCGATTTCGCGGGTGGCGATTTTGACCGTGTTTGCCCCAGCTGCGAGCCATACCGATACCTGCTCGTTTCGCCCGCCTCCGACGAATGCCACAGCATCCAAATAGATGCATGAGGTGTACGTTCCAACACCTCCCCGCTGGAGCTGGGCGCCCTCAACGCGAACGAACGGGAAGTCACCTGCAAGCCCCGCGTTGTTGAAGAGCTCGATGGTGTGTCGGTTAATCGCATAGACCTCGTTTCGGAACTTTTGGATGGAAATTACCTCATCAGGATCAGCCTCAGAAGTCGCCTTGTAAGAGATTACCGTTGGATCGCTGATGCTGGTCACGCCAAGAAGGTAGCCATCCGTGACGAAGAAATACCCGTCAACCCAACAAAAGTCGATGATTGGCCCCATCTCAGTGTCGGGTGTTAGCTGGCTGAGAGCTGTTCCGTTCCAGTAGAACAGGATGCCTCCAGAAAGAACGGCAAGCAGGTCAACAGAATAGTCAAGGGTCACTTGGCCCTCTCCTCCGACATCTGCAAGCACTGTGATTGTTCCGTTTGCGTCAACCGAAACCAACTTTGTCCCCATGACGCGGTAAAGGACACCCTTCCACTCTATTCCTCCACGGTCTACTCCGGGCGCTCCGCTACCAAACTCAACAATTCCGTCAGCTGGCCGAAGATACCCATTGCTCAAGCCGTTTTGCTGCACAACCGGTATGAGGTTGCGCGGGTACAAGCGCCTGATGTCGCTCGCGCCATTGGTGTAGATACCGCTGAGGATGGGGACTTGCATTACTTCTTCTTGGCGGTCTTCGCGGATGCCTTGAACGCAGCAGCGGTCGGCGCCCCCTTGGAGCCGGGCTTGCGCATCCGCTCTTTGCTGCCTGCCTCGATGCGCTCACGCTTGGCGTGGATGTTGGCGTAGAGTCCCTTTTTCACTTGCAGTTCCAGCGTTTGAGACTTGCGGCTTTGCGTGTTGGGCGGCCCTTCTCGTCCTTCATTGGGCCCGGCATCCCGCTCATGCGAGCGCAGAACGACCGCCGACGCGCAGCGTCTTTCTCGGTCTTTGGGTTGGGTGCCGGTGCCTTAAGGTTGCTGCCCGTCTCGCGGTTGTACTTCGCACGGCCTTTGGCGGTAAGCCCAGCTCCCTGAGAGACAGGGAGCTTCTCGCCGCGACTGGCCGACAGGTTTACTTGCTTTTTAGGCATCTTGAGTAAATGTTCCGTCTTGCTTGTAAAACCATCCAACCCTCACATAGTCAGGCGCTTTTACCAAAATAGATGTATCTGGAATCGAATACTCAGAAACGCCATCGTAAATGATCAACTCAAGAACTATCCCTGTTTCTTTTTCAACAATTGCCCAAGTTTCAATTTTCATTTTACTTGTATGTTATGATTTTTACTCCTCCTGCGGCACCAATGCCGCCAAATCCAGCCACGACCGCATACATCAGTGTGACATTTGAGTGGGTTTGTAGCATAGGAGCGTCAAGCGTTATTTGCGTCAAGCTGTCAACAGATTTGATTCTTACATAAGAGCTTCCTGATGAACTTGGCACCGTAGACACTCCTCCGTATCTATTGAAGTAACCCTGTATATTAGTTCCAGTCGCGACAACTTCTGAGCTCGTTACAGTTATGGACGTATTTGTCGTAAACCCAGTAACCATAGGAGAGTATGTTTTTAAGCATGGCCCAAAAATTCTTTGAGATGATGTAGCTATTCCCGTGGTGTCTGCCACTGTTAATGTCCCACTCCCTGCCGTGCATGAGTAAGTTATTGGCCACAAGATGTCTATTAGCATTCCGGCTTGCAATGCTGCACTGTTTGGCACAGTCACAACCGCTGAACCGCTCGTTACGTTCACCCCATTCAAAAATCCAACTGCATTTGCAACGTAAAGGGTTTGGTTGGAGCCTGCTGCGGTCGCTGAAGGCGAAATCGTTACTGCCGTTGGGGAAACAGATGCGACATGAGAAAAAGTTCCATTTGACGAAAGTGGGGGAGTCAATGCCGTCGCCATTAATCCCTGCCCCCAAGTCAGCCCAAGCGTTGAGCTTATTGCGCTCGATGTGCTGTTTGAGCTTGAAATGCTGAAACCAGATATCTCTCCACGCCCGTTAACAACTGCATAGGATCCCGTCAAAGTGGATGTTGCTGCGGCTGAAAGCACAAATGTGGTTTCGTCTGTAAGCGATGCGATGGTCGCGTTTGCTGGAATACCATCTCCAGTTATCGCCATCAGCGGAATCATTCCGCGAGTTGATGTGCAAGTTACTGTCGTGCTGCCGCTTGTAAGGTTTATGCCTTGAACAAGAATTGGCGTGCTCCCGGTCGTAGCCCCGCCGCCTCCGCCGCCTCCTCCAACGCCAGCGGCAACGGTAAGTGTTACCCCAGAGGCAGTTGCTAATGCTGCGGTATTTAAGCTGAATGATGTTGCGCTGTTTATTGTCGCGATGAAATTCCCCACCCGTATCGCAGGATGACCGCTCACGGTCATGCCGACTGACAATCCAGCAGTTGATGCACAGGTAACATTTTGACTGCCATAGGTCGTCGATACATTGGTCAGCGTAAACAAGTCAAACCATCCTCCACCGTCTCCTCCATTATAAATGGCCATTGGTGGTGCCGTTGCATCTCCGCGTGCCGATGGGCCGCTGGCCCCGCCAGAAGAACAGCTTGGGCCAATGTCTCCAGTCCAACGCATTGGACGCTGCTTTTCGGCGGACGTGTTTTTTGTATTTGTTCCCGAAAAACCGCTAACAGTTATCCCACCATATAAAAAAGCATTTTGTATAACTGCCGTAGATGCTGATGAATTACCGCTTGAACCGCTAGAGGAACCAGCATTTACCGATATACCAACACCAGCACTCGACGGAATGTTTGACGTTGGATTTGAAACGCTGGCAATTTGGTATGGCGTTGCTGCCGCTGGGGTATTCAACCATCCAAGCGTCCCCTGCATTTGGAGTGAGTTTTGCGCTGTATATATTACTTGACTAGTCGCACTGTCGGTTAATGCCGTTGACACTGATGCCCCCGCTCCGCCATATGAGCCTGAAAAGAAAAAAGAAGGAATTGCCCCATTAAAAACTGGCTTCCCGATTGTTACGCCCATCGAAGACGGAACATTTTCTGCGCTTAATTCTATTTCGCTGAAAATTCCACTTGCACCCCCTCCGCCTCCATACATCAACGGGCCTGACGAGCCAATCATTCCCTTTGCTCCAGGGCCTCCAGTTGCCCCAGCGGAAACAAAATAGATTTTAATGCTTTTTGCGCCAACTGGTTTTGTCCAAGTGCCCGAAGATAAGAATGTTGATTCTTCAACTCCTCCCCCTCCGCCGCCGCCTGTGCTGGCAATCGTAATCGCTCCATCCCCGTTCGTGATGGTCACGTTCGATCCTGCGGTCAGCGTTGCCTTGGTGAGACCGCCTGCTGCGTTTCCGATGAGGAGTTGCCCGTTGGTGTAGGTGGTTTCCCCTGTACCCCCGTTGGCTTCAGTGAGCGTCCCTGCGAGCGTCACCGCTCCAGTTGTGCCTGATGCTGGCGTAAGCCCAGTGGTTCCTGCGGAGAACGAGGATACACCTGCAACCCCACCGCCGCTTGCCGTTGTCTGAATAGTGCCATCACCGAACTTGATTCCAGTCGTATCAACGGACAAAGCAACCGATGCATCAGGAGCTACACCGACACCAACGCGGCCACTGTTTGAAACTGTAAACGGAGTTGGGTCAACAGACGCTTGATCTTCAACCACCAATGAAGCTCCAGTTCCTTGGTTTGTGATGCGAACTGCCGTTGCCGTGGAAGATGTGTTGTTTAGGTCTACTGTGATTCCAGAGCCAGTACCTGTTGCATTTTGTGTTACAGAAATTGCAGTTCCTGCTCCAGTTGTTTGAGTCACCCCAAGGACAGACCCTGTAGTGCTTGCTGATATTCCTTGCGCTGCGGTAAACGAGTTGATTGCAACAGTCGATGCCGCTGGGTAGGTCGCCCCATTGTTCCCTCTCCACGTCAACTGGTTGCTTGTATTCAACCATACGTCCCCGTTCACAACAGGCGTGGGATTTACGTTTGCGCCAAGATTTACGGGAGCAGTAGACGCTACATTGCCAAGGTTCAACTTGCCAGTCATCGTGTCTCCAGCCTTCAAAACCGTAGTCCCGCCCTCAGTCACTTTGCCAGTTGTCGTCCCGAAGTCCGC